TAATGGTACCAAGTGTTCCAACTGCAACAAACTGGCTACCGGACCAGATAACCTTTCTTAATGTTACATCGGCTACAGGCGTTGGTCGTTCTTTCCACGTCACACCATCCGAACTTGTGAGGATGGATGTTCCAACCGCAACAAACTGGCTACCGGACCAAACGATACTATTATATGGCTGTCTAATATTAACTGCGGACCAAGCCGAACCGGCTATTTCAGACTCGGTTGCTGCCATTAAAATATCACGAACTGTCATTTTATATCTCTAGCCAATACAAATCCATTCCAAGTAACACCACCATCATGAGAATAAAACCCTAGAATATCGGTACCATTTATGGTTAATGATGGGGCGAATCCTAAAGACCATTTTACACCAGACATCCATGTAATAGAAAAATTACCACCATTAGTACATTCTAGAATGAACGTTTGTGATGTGCCAGCGGTGGGTATATTAGATATACTAATAGTAGCATTAGATGTAAACGTTCTAGTAAAATAATTGCCAGTAGCAAGATTGATCGTATAGCTTCCACCAGATCCGCCCGCAACACGTGTTTCTCTAATCCCCGTTATGGTTGGCGTCACAGATAAAACAACTGATGTTGAACCGGTTGATGTTGTAACCCCCGTGCCACCGTTACTTACTGCCAGCGGTGTCCCAGACCAATTTGAATTGTTGATGCTGGATAATGTGGCCAATGAACCTAAGCCTAGATTTGATCTAGCTGTCGCAATGCTAGTTAGATCACTTAGATTATTTGATCTATGTGCATATCTATCATCCGCTTGAATAGCGGCACTCCCAAGACCCAGAGTTGATCTAGCTGCTGTAGCATCAGCATCATCAATTAATGATCTACCAAAAGCGGTTAATGGTGTTGTGGCAAATGCATCGGAGCCAGTTGCATAGATAAGTTGATTTGTGGCCGTTGTAACCCCAGCAAGTGCTGTTAGTGTCGCATCTAATGGCTGTCGGGCGGATAAACCTGTCTGAACAAATGCCGTTGTCGCCAGTTGAGTTGTATTGGTGCCAGCAGTTGCTGTAGGCGCCGTTGGTGTTCCAGCGAAAGCTGGTGAAACTAAAGGTGCCTTGCCAATTATTTCATCATTTAGAGATTTAAAATTGCCATCAATCTCTTGTGATGTCAACGTTGCATTTTTTGTAGTAGTAGAAGGCGGTGCTTCTTGAATAGATTGGCGATATGTTAAATTTGCCATTATTGATCCTTAAGCAGTTCTTTGCCAGAAGTAAACAGCGAGATAGGGCATACGGTTTTCATGGGCCAAACCCCCACCTTGAGTTGAAATGGTGTGAGTATGATTTGCTGATACACCGCCTGTCACGACCGAGTGGGTATGGCCGCCAGCCGTTAATGCTCTATTCGATAAATCATATTGGGCTTGATCATTGCCCGCCGCCAATGGTTGTTCCAAAACCGCTGTTGAATTTGGAACAGAACCACCTCCATTTGAATACATCCGGACATTATGAGTATGTTCACCAGAACTAGATGTTGTTGCAGTATGAGTATGATCAGCGCTCTGATTTCCCGTTAAACCGCCGTGATTATGGGTAGGAATTTCATTTATTCCTAGGGTCACGCGTGCCGTGCCACCTGTATCACCCGGTGAATATGTATCAGATCCAAGAGTCCCAACACCGATTAGAGTTCTACCCTGGCCAATATGAACCCAAGTGCCGCCCAAGAATGTTCCCGGATTTGTATTTCCTGTTGTAATATAAACGGACCCAACTGGGAATAGTTTATTAACTAAAGCAAGACCATCTATTGAGCCAGTGAATGTCGTTGTTCCAGAAAAAGTTTTATTTCCACTAATGGTTTGATTTGTATTTGTATAAACACCATTTGTGACGGTTGATGCATTTCCAATAAATCCGCCGGTAGCAGTGAGCGGTCCAGACACCAGTGCGGCACCAGCTACATTTAAACTATATTCGGCTGAATAGATCGCGCCACCCAATTGTAGATTATCTGTAATTAGTGATCCTCTGGCTGGATTGAATGCTAATTTTGTTGTTGTTATATCAAATTGAGTGACCAAACCATTGACAGTAGTTGACATCAATGGGTACTCCAGAATATCAGCTGTTACATTCACACTATTCAGCCCGCCAACCACCCAAGATGGCGCTGACCCGGGGCCATTGCTCCGAAGGAATGTTCCACTAGCCCCCGGGGTTAACATCGCTGTCGAATTAGCGCCAAGCTGATATGGGATAGACCCAATATTACCACCCATTAGATTATTTGAAACTAAAGATGAGTTTGCTATACCATTTAAACTAGCAGTAATTGTACCAGCAGAAAAATTTCCGTTCGTATCACGTCTAACAATTTTATTAATGGTATTCTCTGGGACCGCATCAGAAATTTCAACCTTGTCGGTATTCAAATTACTAAAATTTAAATCAACTTCAGTATTTGTTAAGGGAGCTCCCTTTATTGATCTTAGATAGATTGTAGTCATTCAATATTTCCCAAGGATTTTGATAGGTCGCCCTGATTCAATAAAACTTTAACAAGCTGTTTCAATTCATCGACCTCTTGTTTAAGAGTATTTATTAAAGCCTGTTGAGTTTCTAATTGTATCTGTTGTTCAAGCCTTTTCTGTTTTCTATTGATATAATTTTCATACTCACTCTGATTTGTATTAAGGATCGCCCCAGAAGAGAGGTCCCTAACCAAATCAGAGCGGTTCTTGATATTAATGATATTCATTATGCACAAGCGATGATTCTTAGGTCTTTGATTCGTGGTACAGCCGAGCTATTTCTAGATTTTAGAACTATTTTCACCTGAACAATGCCGAATGACTCAATATCACCTGTTGAATATGAAACATCTGAGAATACATTGCTCCCATTCTGAACCTTCACGATGGGTTGTTCTGGGTTTAGAAGAATATAGTTTCTAGAATCAAGTTGTGTGCTACCACCGCTTGTCGCAACACGATAATACACTTGGATATCGGCTTCTGATGGAATGCATCCAGCAAGTCTAATTTTCAAGAAATTTGACACATTGGACAAGTTAATTTTCTTAGTAACATATTTACTATATGTAGAACTACCAACTGGGGCAATTTCGTCGACAAATAGTTCACGTTGAATGATAGTTACATTTCCAACAATAGCGCTTGGATTTGTAGTAAATGTAATCGATGACCCATCGGCCGCGATATTTGATACTAAGCCGGTCCATTCACCGGATGTTGAGCCAGTTACTGTTAGATATTTACCAATCATAACGGTTTTAAATGCGGCTCTGCTTGATGCATTTGCGGCCAACATTGTGTTAGTCGAGAAAGTTATATCCGTCGCAGCAGTTAGAATTGTATTATAATCTAGATCTGCAACGTTCACGTTTGTCTCAGCCGGATCATTCACTTTGTTATTAATTAGAATCGCACTCACTCGGTGTGTATCAATAATTGGTGATACCGAATCATTTGTTGAAACCATCTGGATTCTAAATGTCGCAGATTTATTATTACCGAGTAGATTAGTCTCATTCACCTGAGCTGCGACCATTCGAGGCGCATCAAAATAATTATTTTCATTTACAGAAACATCCACTGCAGGTAATAGCTGATATGCACCTTGAGAAGAATCAACCGATCTACCAGTTGTTGTTACTAGACTAAATCTGGTTGTAGTTTCTGGGAAAGTCTGAAGCTGAACTAATGGCTTAACACAATCATACTGAATATTTCTGGTTGCCCTGATTGTTACGCCACCCCCATACCCAGTCACATTTGGAGCAGTTGAAACAGTGATACAATATGAATCCAAGTCAACGTCACTAATTACGTGGGTAGTATAAATCTGAGCGGCAGGAATACCATTAATGGCCGCGGCCAATAAACTAGAATCGGCGTTTGTAATCTGAACCCTCGATCCAACTGGCATACCATGATCTCTATGCCAAACACGAATTTTTGTGACACCATTACGCGTTTCAAATGGATCTTTAGCCAGATTATCATAAGACACTAAAGTGTTGACAAACTCAACATTTGCTATGGCATTAGTTTGGAACTTAGCTCGATATAAGGTGAATTTTAGATCCTGAGTCTGATCGGCAGTCCATGTTGATGCATTCTGAGACTTGAATAGAACGCCGGCATATGGTTGTTCAGAGATTGTCCTTGAAGTGCCGGGTACAACATCACCAAGCTGAGATACCCAAACACGATAATCATTTGAATCAGATAATAGAACAATTGCATATTCCTGATTATCTTGTACATACACCGGACTTGGAAATTCAAATGTTGTTGGCGTATCATATGATGGTACAATTGCGCCATTCACTAATACCGTATTATTTGAAATATTGACCGCGCTCGGTTTGATAGTAACCTTAGAGAATGGTAAAATGCTCTTGCCTGGATAGCCATTAACAACTTCTCTAATCTCTATTGTGACAGGCACATTCCGATCTTTTGATGCAAAAAATACATCAACTTTGGTCAAGAACGCGCCGCCAGCTTGTTGAACTAGAAATGTTTGAGCAAGTGGATCATACCAACCGGTGTCTTGAGTGACTCGACTTGATGTCTGAACAATAACTCTGTTATCTCTGACAACTTCATCGACTAACATTGCATTTCTAACAGCATTGATTGTTTGCTGCTTAGTTTCAAGAACACCGCTGGCTGTATAAGTTGTTCTGCCACGGGATGTAAAATCACCATTAGCTTCTGCAACATCAACTAGTTTGAACTCTCGAGTACCTGTTCTAAATTTAACAGCTTCTGTATTTGGAATATTGAATAGAAGTTGTAGATCACCGCTACTATTACTCTTTAGATCACCGCCGGGTGACGCCAGTGTTATCTGATTAATTGTGCCGGTTGCAACAACTGGATTTTCCGCAACATTAGATCCAACAATTTGTTCACCAATACTAAATGACTGTTTAATGTTGACAACATATAGATAATGGGTATTTGTATCATTGTCATGCGATTGACCAACGACGACTGCGGTCGCCCCAGATGTCTGACCGGTGATAATATCACCTCGGTTTAGACACATCTGTGAATCACCGTCAATAAGTCTAGCAATTTGATTTGCAGATCCGCCAACATTCAACGAGTCATTGAATTGACCAACACCCGGGGTATATCTAATTACGGATGCAGCGGTACAATACTTAGTAATATCGACTTCATCGAAGAATGGATAGAATTTGGTATTTGGCTTGAGACCCTGAGCCTGAATCAAAATATTCCGTGATCTAATAAACGGAATGATTGAAGTGGAAACAACACGATCTCCAATAACTTGCTGATCAATGCTAACAGCGATAGATGTTGTAATACCAGTTCTTGTTTGACCAACCGTTGTTGCAGTTGTTTCGGTTGTGATATCCCTGATACCTCTATCACGAAGCCTCTGACTTGATAAAGTAGAAACAGATTGACCAGTCCAGCTATTTTCCCATGAATCCCAAATTGTGCCAAGAACACCGGATTCTTCAGCAATTCGACTGATAATATCAAAATTGCCTTCAACGTTATTGATGACGTCTGGTAGTCTATCTGTCTCAAACCAAGTATCACTTGATGGATTCAGACCCACATTACCAATAAATGTAAATATTGCAAATGGGTTAATATTTTCCAATCTTGATGCATATGGCTGAGTTACCAACGGGACATGATCGATCACAGGTAGTGTAATAACATCACCATACAGCTTATAATTATTTGAGACTCTGGTAGCTGTCGTCGAATTCTTCTCAATTAGCTCAATGCTATCTTGGGTGAAGAATGGTCTAAGCTCACCTTTACTCATATCAATTGAGCATAGGTAATCGGCTGAATTTACGTCACCTGTATTATGACCAGTGAAGCCGTCAACAATAAAACCATTCTTAAATCTGCTATCACCATTGCTATCTAGAATATCTAATGATTCTGTTTGTTGTTCTAACAGAGACAACGAAGTATAATATTCTAAATTGCTGATACGATTTTCTAATTTACCAATATCCCGCATAGTATAACGCTTGTTATCAACCATCTGGGTGATAACATTATTGGCTGTGGTGTCAAACGTATATGGTTCTAGTGAAACATTATACAGAACCATACCGATTGAAGGGTCTTCTGCATCGCTTGGGTTTAATGATGATACACCATCAATGGTAAAGAAATCGCCAGCAAATGAGATAGCAATCTTGGATTTACGGCCTAGATAGTACCGATAATCCGCTCTAACATCAAGACCCCGTTTTGGAACTAAAGCCATTGAAGCGCCAGTATTTGTAAAATTAATACCATTGTCAGAGATTCTTGGTCTAAAATCAATGCAATCTCTTAGGGGTTTATCTTTATAGACTGGAATATCTTTATAGCCGATTGCTGTTGTATTTGAAATTTCTGCGCTATAATCACCGTATGAGTTAACAGTAAAATAATCACCATCTGAATGAGCAAAGAAATTAAAACGAATTTCAATCGGGGCTGTCGGTGGTGTAAATGACGCCTTTAGTTTAATTCTACCAATATCATAGTGGGTATCGCGCTGACCATTATCAAATTCATATCGTTCGGTGATATCAATAGAATAATCTGGGCCGGGTGATGCAAAGGTGCCAGTCTTCATTCTAACAGACAATAGCTCATAACAATCCGCTTTACCAAGTAGAATTTCACTAGCCGTTGCATCAGCCAAAGTTGTCTTGACAACAGTTGTTACCGCGCTAAGAGTCTTAGTCTTTTCTGTTAGGACTGAACCACTCTTATTAACAGCCGCAATCACAATAACATTCTTTGATGCATATGTATCTGATAGTGTAAACACAACACTACTGCCAATAACATTAATGCTATTAGGGGCAATAATTGTACCACCAGTGCCTGGTGAATTATCCGCAACGATATAATTGTCTGTTTCCGCGGCTGATGCAAAGGTACCATTAGTGGTTGATAGTGTTAGAGTACAAACACCACCGGACGCGGCAGAGCAGATACCACTATATCTTTCATATACTGTATATGTTGTGTCATTTGTATTCAGAGCGCTGCGAACTGTCTTAATTGCGCTATATGCTAAAGGGAATATAAGAGAAAGATTTTCTGGTTCTCTAATAGTAGTTGATAGTCTAAAAATGGTTGATCCGGTTACCGTAACCGATGCATCAACAGTTATAGAATTTTGAGTTGGAATAGTAACAACTCGGCGATAATTCCCACCAAGAGAAATATAATCACCTACACGTAGATCGGTGATGAATGATGTGCCAGTGCCGGTGACCGTTGTGCCTGCAGCGGTGGCTGAGCCAACTAATCTAGTCTGAATAGGCGAAATATTAGCCGTGAATGATGTTCCAACATCGCCCGTAGAGAATACAAATGATTTTACATCTCTGTTAAAATTAAAACCATTGTTTAGTCTAATATCAAATAGACCTAGTTTATAGATAGCACCAGCTGTGCCAACAGTACCATTGTCCCATTCAATGAATCTAGCTCTTGCTGTGCCAACAATTGTAGCACCGGCTGGGGCGGCCCCATTTGTTGTAACTAATCTATTGTATAGTGTAATTGTGGCAAATGAATTAACAGGTGGTAGATTGCTAACTCCTGTCACTAAAACATGATTACCAACAGTGGCGGGAATTACGGCATTATCAACCTGAACATCGGTTCTAGCTTTATTTACTGCAACATATTCGGTTGAAACTTTTTCAATTTCATACCCTTGAACATAAGCCTTACCCGGTGACAAACCAATCGCTAACTTTGATTCAGAACCACCCTGCTCTGGTTTATAGACACCACGGTTGTATACGGGTGATTCATTATATTCCCATTCAACGCCCGTATTACCTGGGCCATCATACACAGAGCCGCTTGTATGTACTGGCGCATTATTTAATGATGTACCATTTCGCTTGGCAACATAAGTGACATTATTATTCACAACAACATCACCAATTAAATATTGAGTATTTGCTAGCCACTGACCTCTATCATTATTTCTGTGTTCTCTAACATCAGCAATAAACGGCCGAACTGTATAATTACCAGATTCATCAAATGTTCTGCGCGCTAGAGTATTTTCAAGAACAGAGTATTCAGTTTTATTGACAATACGCTGAATTTGACCAGACACCAATTTTAGAAGCTCGATGAAATTTGAATCAGCTATGGAATCTAATGGCAACTTAGATAATTCAAGACCAATATAGTATCGATGTGCCCCAGGCGCCGAAAAGTTATAGCTGCCTTGAGCATTATCTAACAAAGATTGGTCTTCTTCAGGCACAATGACCCGCTCATCAACACGAAGACCAACGCGATATGATGGTGTATTTGTATATTTGTCTAGAATGATTGTCTGATCATCGATCAAGACAAAGTGGCCGTTAATGAAGTAAACACCGCGCTGGATTGATGCAGCAGATGCCTTACCGGTCGCATCTTGACCGCCAATCTGTGGCTGCGCTTGGACAGAATAAGCTAAATCATCTGTCGTTAGAATTTCACTATTAGCAAATACTTTGGCCTCACCAGATGTGCCAGAGTCCAGATATTTTACATATAGAGTTGTTGGATCAGTTTCAGTTGATTCAGCATTATTAACGACTATAGCTCTCAGCCCGGTGGTCTGACCAACTAGAGTCTTTCCAATAAGTGTATTTAGATACAACGATACTGGCTGAGAATTATATGTGGATTCAATTTTTACATAATGATATTCTAGATCATAACCAACCTGACCAGGAATGACCATTGCACCATTTTCAAATGTGTGCTCACCGTGTCGCTTGATCTGATTCTGAAGAATCGTTTGCAGTTGGGTTAGTTCACGCGCTTGTACAGCAAGCCCTGGCCTAAATAATATCCGATGAAATCCATTATTCTCATTATAGTCATCATTATACGGCGCAACTGAAAAGTCGATCATTTGATTGTCCTAAAATTCAATTAAAACTCTATTACTGTTCTCAATGTCACCCTTTGTTCGGATGATGGCACAAATGCAAATTTATTATCAACAAATAGCATATCACCAGAATATTTATCAACACTTGGGGCAGTAACAGCTATGACTATAAAGGATGCTGTGCCAAGAGAGAAAACATCACCAACAATTGGCTTTGCATTATCTAGTGATAGCACTAACATAGACCTCTGAGTCTTTGACACAACTTTAAATTTATTACCGCTGCTATTAGTAATGATGATATCATTATTGAAATTTGTTAAATCGACCTGGCTATCTAGAACCCAGCATGGAGTCGCTAATTGCTGAGTAAGAGACAGAGTTGATTCGTATTTCTTAAGACCCTTTATAATACCAATTTGTCGATAGTCATTATCTAGTGCAAAACCCTGATTTGTATCCAAAAATACATTTGACGTAAACATTAAAGTTCTAGCATTCAAAGCCTTGATTGCCTGTTTCCCAAATCCACCATATGGCGATAATACAGCTCTTGCTTTAGCCCCAAAACCATTGCCATTGATGATGATTCTAGCATTTCTATACCCTTGACCATAATTGGTTATATTGATTTTAACAATTCGACCGTTATTCACAACCGCTTCTGCCGTAGCTCCGGTGCCATCGCCGTCAATGATAACAGTTGCATTACCATATCCATACCCAGATGATACAATTGGAATATTAACAATCTGGCCATCGACAGTCAAAAGTTCTACTGTAGATTGAAGAGAGTTTATATCACCGATTGACAAATTTGCGACCAGTTCGGCATTCTCACCGTCACCAGTGATACTCAATACAGCATATGTATAACCAATACCACCATCAACAATATTGACAGCAACAATCTCACCATTTTTAACAATTGGCACTAATCTAGCCTCGGTTTTTACAGATTGGATTTCAATAGTAGCCGATTCTGTAAAACTACCATCTGTAATTTCAACCACCGGTGAGAAAGAATAACCGGCGCCAAACTTAATACGAGCTGTTGCAGTTGCTTTTTCGCCAGCATATTCAAATGTTGCAGTTCCGTTTGAAACGGATCCAACAGTATGAGTTGGTGGTGTTAAGCCAGTAGTACCGGCAACGGTTACAGTATATAGATTATCACCATAGAAATACTGATCGTTGATATTAACAGCTTGACTCGCTTGCCATTGGTCACCGATTGTTATTGTTGGAATTGAAACGAAATCATCTCCGCTATTAGAAATCGTTATACTTTGTACAGATCCATTATCAACACTGGCAAACGCTGTGGCGCCGGATCCACCGCCTCCGCTAATATACACATTAGGTTGATTGATATAACCAGATCCACCACTTAATACGTTTATCTCGGCAATGTCACCATAAAGAGTCAAATCGGTTACTTCGCCACCAACGACGGTGACGGTTGCAGTTGGTATCTCTCCGATATATGTTAATGTCGTTGAACCGTTTGCTATATTTTTCTGTCGATGTGTTGGGGCGGTTGTTCCAAATGAGCCGGATTTAACGACATCATAAATCTTGTTTAGATGTCTAACCTTAGAGCCCACTGATACCAAACCACCAGATGACCATAACTGAGCACCAGAAAATGGTGGTTGAATAGTAACGGTTGGTGATGAAGTGTAATTTGCCCCACCACCTGTAATATTTGCCCCAATTAAATAATAAGGGTTGCTTTCCAGATGACCGTCACCTGTGACTGATATTGTAGCCGATGTATAATCAGACCCTCTATTAATCAAAGCGATATTCTGAATAGAGCCCGCAGAATAAAACTGATTTGATAAAGCCGAAACAACCGGGATATAAGTTGATGTCAAGAATCTGTTTCTCATTGAAACAGGGATCATGTATAGAAATTTCCAAATATAACCATCATTCGTTTTGAATGGATTTGGACTAGTACCTGTTGGTTTTACAGTAGAGGCTGCGCCATTATTGTTATGTAGACATTGATATACATAAAATTCATCCGTCAACACATATGAATCTGTGTTTTCTAATCTTTGAGCATTCGTTTTAGAGCCAAATGTTATAACAGATGCTGCTTCTGCACCAGAACCCGATGATCCAGCAAAAATAACCGATGGGCGCGCAGTATAACCAAAACCTCGACTGATAACTTGAATGTCAATGATGAATCCATCAAACACACTACAAACAGCCGTGGCACCAAACCCATTACCATCAGAAACGAGCACAGACCGTAACTGAGTTGACCCATTTGATACTATACCACTCGTGTGTAAAGGGCTCTGATCGCCGCTAATACCACCAACATCAACAATGTAATATCTACCATCAATCGATAGCAGTTCCAATCCTTCATAGATGGTATTTGGTCGCCAAGTCTGAGCTTCTGTAGAGCCAATATAGACTTTTGGTGCAATTGAATAACCCGATCCACCATTAATTAGATCAATACCCTGAATTTCTGTACTATATTGATCATCATATTCATCATACACCTCACCCTGAACCCAATCAATTCTCCGACTGACATATGAAATCTCAGTCGGCTTGATTTCTTTAACCATAATGATGTCATTACGGATTGCTCGATCATATGCTACACTTTCCACGGGTGTCTCAGGGGAAAGATCATTTAGCCATGGTGTAGTGCGGCCCAAATAATAGTAATATTTCGCAACACCAGTCATCGCTTCTTTATAGACACTATCGGCAATGGTGTTATGAAAAGTGTCTTTTAGAATAGATGATGTCATAATGGATGAACCTTAAGAAATTGTGATTGTCCAAGTGATTGCAATTGTATCACTAGCTTGCTTATTTACAATAGGGAAAACGGTTCTGCATAGCATAGTACCACCAGATGGTGCATTGAAGATACCAGCTTCTGAGATAGCGCCAGTGCCAATGCCTTCAACGAATGTTGCGGTAGCCGTAATAGTATTACCTGATGCCTGGAATGAAAATAGCGGTGATCCGGCACGACCCAATTCATTACCGAGTGATGTATTGTTAGCATTAGCCGCGGTAGTTCCACTACCGATAGCCATGTGAGACATAACGGCCGCGGTAGTTCCTGCCATACGAGATGCGATATATTGCTTACCGGTTGTCACGACCAGATTTGGCACTTTCATCGACCGCTTGATATGGCCATTTTGATCTGTGACGATAATAGTCAATTCGCCAGAAATTTTTAGATCATCCTTGATCTTCATGTGTTGTTCTCCAAAAATAAAACGTGATAATTATGACTTTCTGTGTGGTAATTCACTTAAAAATCCCATGAAACCTTATCCAACCATAATGAATCTTCGTCAATTGAATCTGAATATAAGAACCAATCGTCATATGCTATGGGAGCACTTTGCGTTTGAAAATACTCAAGTGAATATGTTAATGGGCCATAATCATCAGTCGTAGAATAAATGATTTCCCCATCATCAAAGATGTTAGTTTCATCTAAGATGGAAACCGGGTTTATTGTGATAGACTTTTCAATACTATCCAATACAATCTGTTCATCGGTGAGCCGCAGATCAATGGTACTACCGATTTCATCATCGATAGTTACAACTTCACCCAATAGCAATGACGTAAACTGACCGGTTTCTTTAAGTTGAATATTTAACTTAAAGTTATTGAATATATCAAATTCGCCAAATAAAGCCAAGCCACCAGGATGGATTGTCGATTTCAGTAGCTCTTTATATTGATCCAACTGCTGATTGATTCGAATCACATATGAAAAATCTTGATAGTAATAACTATCCTGAATATAGATTGAGTCATTTAAGAAACCATCATTTGATATATAATATCCTGGGTACTTGGCAATTGGGCCAAGATCAAATGATAACTTTGCGTATAGATCTATATCTATTCCACTTTGATTATTATCATAAATAAATTCACCGACAACTTCTCCAACATATGTAGAATCCCATGCTGGAGCATCAATCATATTCGTTTGTAGATATGTCTGTTTATTGATAAAACCTTGTTCAGTGATATCATAATAGAATTCACTTGAGTTAACGCCAGATTCGGAAGACTCTGTGAACGGTGTCGCTAGAGCTATTCCAGAATTTTTGGCTGATAAAGTGTAATTAATAAACGCCGATTCATATCCATATCCAAATTGTATTAGCTGAACCCGTTTTAAACCACCACCAGGTAAAACTTCCATCACCTTGACCACAGACGGTGAGCCGCTGGGTGATGATA